ATCCTCCTTCCGAGCTAAGCTCATTGGTCATCATAATAATAGCAGGCCGTTGGCTAAAGCCAAAGCAACTGTAGCAACGCCGACTCGAAGATTGCCTTCTGCAAAACTCACGACACCGATTAGAGCAAATGCTATTACGGCTACGTATGTTAGCGCGATACGCATTAGATATTTAAATCTTCGTATTGCTCAATGATTTCATGAGCCCAGGATAGCATGTCTTGAGCAGAGCCTCCTGCTGGATGTTTGGATTTGAGACGTAACTCAAGATTCTCAGGGCGATTATCGTTTCGTATAGTGTTCTTATGATGCACCGTCTCACCGGGAAGTAATTGCCGACCAAGTTTATCCTCCATTATCAAAATATGCTCAAGCATATAACGCCCCATATTCGCACGAGGATCATCGGACGCATATACCTTAACATAACCGTCTTTAAGTTGTACTCGACCGCCTTTCCAAGCACCGTGCTTAGGTCCCAATTCAGGTTTGGTATGAAAACATTTAATACACCGTTTAGACTCAGGACGCTTTAGTCCATCACAAGTAGGACAGGGAACCGAAGGACCATGCCGACAACGTTGACAAACGAGATAATGTGGAGCACATGGTCGATTACAACCTTCGCGACACAATTTAGTTGTTGTATCAACCACTAGCGCTGAACTCTTTTTTTAATTGCGTAGCATAGCGATCATCAGACTCGGGATGATTTTCTTCAAAATCCATCAAAGCTAAAGCATGAAAAACGACCGATGAAAGATGATGACATTTCGTCTCCTGATCATACGCCTCGCCCTCCCAAAATTGCGTAGCGTGTCTCATAAGAGCAGCAAAAGATAACGACCAGGCATAACTTTTACGCCAATTGTGATCAGAATACTTACGAGTTCCCGCCTCATAAAGTTCGGCAACCTTATTCATTTGAATCCAAGGAACCAAATCATAACGTTGAGACTTTCGACCCTTCATGCCTCCAGTCTTCTCATCAGTCACGCGAACCTCTGTCTCATCAATACTCATGACGGCAACCCCCCGTGGAAACGGATACGGGGACCTAATTGACTACGCCAACGGAACCACTGATTGTTTGATGGCCACCAATAGAACGAGAATGGGTACCAAGTAACGTAGTAGCCCTTTTTGTTAGGATTTTGTGTCAAGTTGAGTTTAATGCGGTTCCAGCCAACTTCCAATGTCCAGGTATCGTAATAGCGATGGCCGTCGATATAGGGGTTGCCGTATTGATAAGGGTTACCGCGTTTGATTGTTAAAATATTCATATCTCTTTCCTTGACTCAAGAGCATCATTTTCAGCCATTGTAATCCAACCCTTGATATGCCGCAACTCTGTCTGTATAGGATCATGCATATCAAAACGCCCTGGTCCGCTCAAATCATCATTAAGGTCAAAAGCCTCCTTGATAAACTTTGATGCGGGAACATTATTAATTTCCAATTGTTGTCTGCTCATGCGAAAATCTCCTTGAATTCGGCACCACGACCGTCACCGACCCGAACCGATCCAGGTAAGACGCGCATGTGAGTCTTCCACGGCAACGTAGTCATTGTCTCTGGAATATCGGCATCGGCCAAAGCCTTAGCAAGAATTGGCTCTGGGTGATAGTCTACACCAAATGTAGAACCGTATGGGCTTCTACACTCATCCAAAAGTTCCTCAATACCTTTAACCAAAGCCTTTTCAAAGGCGTCAATCTTCTCAGGCGTACAAGCCCTCTCATCTTTCTCGCGACTAAATAACTCGGAGACAAAAGGACTCGAACTATTCTGTTTAATGTTAGCGACAGTACCCTCTTCATGCGCTGGTCCGTTATCAGGCTCAAAACCAGAACGGAGCTTGTCCGCCCACCACTTAGCCCCCACTTGAGCCTCTTTACTTATCGCTTGCTCACTCATGCTGTAACCTTTCTCGTAGAATAGAAACAGACTTGGCGGTTCGGTATTAGCTCACCGTCATCATTTTCTTTTGTAGGCGGACAGGTCAAGTCCTCTATCAAGTATAGCATCTCGCATTTCTCGCGCTTACTGTGCTTACGGCCACAGTATTTGCACCACTTCGCCGTCCGTGTTTGCTTATGCGGACTAGGATGCAGGACGTGCGTTAACTTGTTCCACCAAAGGATGAGCGGGTTCTCATAGAACGACCTCTCTTCATCGGCCGCTTGGACTTTCTCAAAGTCCCCTAGCGGGATAATCGAACTCTTACGTTTCTTCATGCGACGCCCATTCCCTCATCTGGCCAATAGCCGCAAAGAGGTCGATTAGAAGCAACAATAGTAATCGAACCATCAGTGCCGTCTTTCGTACATTCGACTATACGCATACTTTCAGGAGTATCTATTTTCCAATCGCGCCATAATAGTCTAGCGAGCGCCATGTCCATCCGTTCTTGTGGGGTTCGACGGAACTTCATGTCGTGGCGACGCTTAGAAGAACATTAGGATGGTCTATTGAAACCCGCAAGGCGTATTCTTCGAACTCCTCTTGCGCAACTGGGCTCAATGTCTCGCCAGTTATATCGTAAAGAGTGATACAAACGGCATTCTTCTTCTGCTGGTACGTCATTGCCTTTTCTTTTTTAGCAGCCATATTGGCTCCTTTTACTTCGATTTTTCGCTCTTACGAGCCTTATTATCTCTCGTCTGCTCCGATGAATTGGGCCTCATTCACATAAAGTCCCGTATGAGCGACTATTCGACTAGCAGCGTATTTAGCCGCTCTCTCATAGGCGCGCTGAGGCTGTTCATCAAGACTGAGACCTACATTATCAAAATCTTCATCCGTAAGGTCGCTCTCTAAAACAGGTATTTCGCCCTCAATAGCTATCATATATCGTTTCACATAATCTCCTTATTGATACCGCTGATCTCTCCACAAAAGTGTTTTATTTACATACGTACCATGCTCAATGCGGAACAGACCGTCAGGGTGGATGGTGACAGTCGCGAAACCCTGAGTCCAATCGGGAAGTACGCTGAAGTCTGGAAACTTTCGACCATTGCGTACCTGTTGGTCTATTCTACACATGCAGCCCGCTTCGGCTGCGGTCAATGTAGTAGTCTCACCATCAATATCATGGGTGGTTTTGTACACCAAACTTTGCCGATGGGAATGTCCGATTATTACGCTATACCCTAAATGGTCTAAAGTAGCCAATGCCGATGTACCTGAACCTTGACGCGCAATCCATCCGTGACGGACGGCTAACTTAGGGCTTAGATTAATCTGAGCTAAATTATAAGGCCCTTCAGGATCTACATACTCGACATTCAACTCGTCAAGGCGAAGTAGATGTGAAAGTGTAATAACGGGAGGACCCTCCTCCTCTGGTGTATCTGCACGCTTTAAACCGTAGAGCGGATAGACCGAAGGCTTATCAAGCAAAATGTTCCTTAGACGCTCATCGTGATTACCTGGGCAAAACCGCCAACGAGTGTGATTACTCGCAATTCGACGAGCGCGCCAAAGATCATAGGCTGACTGAATACAATCATTCACTTTAGCCGTATTCTCAGGGTCAATACGATATTTACTAATATCGGGCAGGTCAAGTTTATCACCAAGAGCTACGCCTTCGTCGGGTTCATTCTCTTCAAGCCAACCCGTAAAGAGATAATGAAGATTCTCATCATGAAAAGGGCATTGCTCGTCTCCGGTGATAACAATGAGACGCGATTTATTACTCTGAATCGTCTCCTTGATTGGAGGAGCTTTCCACCCATCTGAACGCGCAGGGAGTATCTCTAACTCAGGATGCTTTCGCTTGATATTAAGCTTGGCCTGATGATAAGTAACCATACCCTCATCGGCGCTTGGACCATTCCACTCGTTAATTGTAGCGGACGAAATTAACCAAGACTCGGGACTCAAACCGCGCTCCCTAAGCATCGTATCGGGGTCATCCAACACAAGCCCACTTGCGGCTGGCGTAGTTACATCTGCCTTATCACCATCGTGGTAATGCACACTTCCCTTACGAGAATCAATAGGCGACGGTGCTTCTATGTGATGCCGTTTACGAAATCGACGAATTGACTTCTCGGTCGTCTCTAAAGCCCTAGCAATGGAACTATTAGTCCCGCCCTGTTCAATCAAATCCTTAATTCGCGAGTAAAAAGGTTCCTGGTCAAGGCGACTTTGGTTCTGCGGTATCTGTTGATTCACTTGGTTTATCATCCTCACTAAGGTCGGAAGCTAGTACGTCGATTATGCCATACTTCTTCTTTTGCTCAAACTTTACTTTGGTCTTACTTGGAGTCTCTACTATCTTTTCTTTACCACTCGCTGTCTTCTGAAGTTCTTGGTTAGCTTTGAGAACAAACTCCTTCTCTGGTTCCATCACTATAGCAGACTCTTTTTCGACTTCAGGAGAAGATGCCAATTTAGTAGCTATTTCGTTAGCTACGCTTTGCATATAAGTAGCTTCGTGCTTAGGCCAATCATAAGACAAGATTTCAATATCTACTCGCGGCACTTCAGCTAACGAACCGAACTTATGATTATCTATAATGTAATCCACAAATGGTAAACCGAGATTAGGATTATCGGCCATGTATTCATCGAAGTCTGAACCCTCCTTAGCGCTGAATCGAGTAATGCCATCATTCGATGTGTTATAGGTCAATCCTGGGCGACGCTCATTGCTCACTTGCGGTACAGTACCCGCTGGTCCCGGGGCCATTGGGTTGGTTGGCGGAGGTCCGCCCCCTGGGGGCGCTGTACCAGGTCCTGCGCCTAATCCTGGGGGTGCGGGCGGCATTACGATAGCTTCGCCTCCTGGGCCTGCTCCTGGGCCTCCTGGAGGCGCTCCTGCTCCTGGTCCACCTGGGGCTCCGCCCATACCTTGAGTGGCTCCCTGTGGGGCTCCTCCGCCTGAGCCAGGACCATGCACCAGCACAGACTCACACTCGGCCTTGAGGTCAAGCGGTACAGGCAGACCTTTGACCGTCAGCGCATAGTATGTCTCCATCTTTGCCTGCTGCTGGGCGATGGTCTGCTCCTTTAGCTCAGTGTTATACTCGTCAATCTTGTCTTTGTACTTCCAATCCACACCAATGAGCAAATCGGCATTTGGCAATGGTACACCCATCTGACGTAGCTCCATAAGGAATTGACGCTCAGTAGCCTCGTCGCGTAAGTCAAAACTGGCGAATTTTAAGGTCGGAACTATTAGCTTAGGAACTTCCTTTATTTCCTTATTCCCTTCATCGTCGTAAACAACAACGCGCTCATATATAGGTATTCTCGTTTGACCCCGTTTTTCGTAGTCTTGATGTCCTTGAGCCTCGGCAACAACCAAAGCCCGTTCTCGATAATGTGCCTTGAGTTGATTCTGAAATGTCTTAAGGACCTGGTTCATAAACTCTGCCTGGAGGGCGCTCGATGCATACGGCTGCGAGTTGGAACCCGCTGAAAGGAGCGACGGATTGACCCCAAACACCTGCATAATGCGACGCTCAATACGGTCAAAATCATCGCCAAGACGAGGCATCTGCTCCCGTCCAAATACCGACGTAATGTCAAGCCCAAAGTGGTGAACCATGAGGCGGAAATCAGATGCAAGTGCAATATCCAGGTCATCACGTACGGACTCAAGCTCGGCAGGCGTTGGAATCCATGGGGGCAGACCCTCGCCCATATCCATGATTCCAAGCTTGGCCAAGATAAGCGGCGAGTAAAGACGCTCGGCAATAGCTTCTTGAGACGCGAGAAGCTTTTCCTCATAAAGCAGTGTACGAAGACCGCGTAGGAGAATCGGTGTTCCGTGGTCATCCCAGTTATTCATCTTATTGGCGACCTGCCGCATCATCACTGGAGAGATTGGAATATGCTCGCCCTTGAGTAGATACGGAATAAGGTCCGCATACTGCTCTTGGAGCAAAAACCACTCGCGCGCAGGACTCTTAGTCTGAGCGATACGACGTAGATAATCGGGCGGTACAATCTTCAACTGCTGTGTATTGAGGAATGGGAAGTTATCAATCACCACATCCTCTGGATTGATTAGCTCCTCATGCTCCCAAACACCCAAATCCTCATCAAAGGAGCCGAGACAAAAACACTCACCGACGCAGTTATGCGTAGCCACAGAACCGACATAAGAATGATCATCCTCAACCTCAATATTGTAAACCGGGCCAGTATATTCGCCCGTCTTATCAATCTGAAAGACCTTGACCCAATAGCCTTCATTTGCCCCTTGCCAACAACCAAACTGACGTTTCTGGAACTCTCGTTCGCCGGATACTCCAAGGCGTTCTAGGAATACGCGGGTATCTCCGATAGCCGGACCAACCATCCACCAACGGCAAAAATAACCGTTTACCGTAGTAGAATTAGCCTCATTGATAGTCGTAACAACACCTTGGCGACGTATCATACGCTCAACCTGAAGAGCCAAAAGGAGTGATGCGGAAGCAGCATGTACCCGAACGTCGCCGTAATGACCATCGCCGTCGAAGTATCCGCGCAAGAGATGAATCTGTCGTTGCGCAGGCAAGATCATCATCCACTCAGCAATTCGC